TGGTAGAACAGCTGTCTTGTAAGCAGCGAATACGGGTTCGATTCCTGTAAGGGGCTCAGCAAACACAAAAGGAGAATGCATATGGGCAAAAAGAAGGGCAAGATGACAAAGAGGCCGTCCACGCTGGTGGGTGCGCCGGGCTGCGAGGCTTGCAGCAAGGTTTGCAAATATAACACTGAAATCGCCGATCCATTTATGGCGGCGGAGTGGAAACGAGAAGCTCCGTATGGCTGCAATTCAAAGCTTACGGGTTTCGGTTTAGAATAGGGAGAATAAAATGATTGGTACAATTGTAGTTGTTTTGCTTATTGTTGGACTTGCAGTTGGTGGATTTTTCATTTACAAGAAACATAAGGCTGTAATTGATCGTGAAGCCGCCCGAATTGCTGAACAGGCAAAGGAAGCAGCAGATAAGGTGAAGAAACAATAATGGACGCTAATAAGATTAAAACTGTTCAAGACATGATTAAAAATCATCAGAGCGCTGTACAGCCTCCTCCAAGAGTAGTTCCTGTCGGAGCTGGCAGGAATTCAGACGACCTTTCCAAGGTTATGACAAATGATGTTATTGGAAAGGGTGGAGAATCAGATCTCCGCAAATAAATGAGCTTAGAAGAAGAAAAGAAAAAATCTGAAGAGCTCGTTAAGCTTCTTCTCAAAGACGTCAACAAGCGATTGGATGATGTCAGAGAATATATTTCAAGTTTGGCAATTGCTCGTAAGGAAACTCCTTATCCTGCCGGCTGGGATGATTGGATTCTAGAACGACTTCAGGGTATTGCTAAAGTAAAAGAGCGTATTCAAAGAGAAGATGCACGTCAAATAGAAATCGCTAATCGGATTGCTGCGGCTGAAAGGCGCGCTGTGGAACACGCTGAACAAGAAGCAAGACGAGCACGAGAAGCAGAAGAGCATCAAATCGAGCAAGAAGAAAGAGAAAAAGCTAGAATTGAAGCTATTAGATTAGCTGACCTCGAACGTGAAAAATTAAGAGTTTTAGCAGTAGAAGAGGCTCGGGCACGGGGAGATGAAGAGCTAGCACGCATATTAGCAATTGAACGTGCCCGTGCTGAAAAACAGGCAACAATTGATAAAGCGATTTCTGATATGACTGCTATGCCAGAATCAACCATTGCTGAGAAAAAAGCAAAAATAAACGCAATAAAAGAGCTTCTTGCTAATGAATATATAAACAAATCTGTTAATGATTTTTTAATGAAACAGATTTTAGGAAAATAGCGCATGCCCTTGTCGTTCAATGGAAAGGACAAGAGTCTTCTAAACTCTGAATGAGGGTTCGATTCCTTCCGAGGGCGCCAGCAGTACGGTTCGAAGTACCCGTCATCCGATAAGTCCTACACCTTCCGGAGGGTGTCACAGGCTAAAAACGGGTCTAATGCTCTCGTAGGCCACGTGGTAGAGCCGGCAGTCTCAAAAACTGTACAGGGTGGGTTCGACTCCCATCGGGAGCACATCACATCAAAAAGGAGAATGCATATGGGCTGGCAATCAAGACTTCCTAAGGATCAAAAACCAGAATTCAAGAGAACGTGCAACAAATGTGGAGACACAGGAATCAAGAAGACCTTTGTTTCTATTGCCGGCGTGCCGCAAACAACACTTGTACAATGCAAATGTATCCTCAAGGCTGAAGAGGAAGCAAAAATAGCGGCTGAACGGCACGAAATAGACGGCAAACTGGTAGAAGGTCTCGCCAAAGAAGAGAAAGAACTCTCAAAATAATCGTTGTACAATCCCCTACAATTGAAGTATAATGAACTTATCTTAATGAGGTGTATCCAATGCCTGTATTTCATGCCTACGAAAAAGTTGAACGTCTAGAAAAAGAAGAGTGCGATGGCATTCTCAATGGTGGTTGCTACATCTTTGAGAAGATCGATGGCGCCAATGCACAGATCTATCTAGATACTGAGACCCGGGAGATTGCTTTCGGTAGTCGTAATAGGGTTCTCGGCGTAGGTGAAAATCTTATCTCAGGTGATTCATTCAGGGGTTTTGCCGGCTGGGTGAAAGAAAACAAAGATAAGCTAACTCGCTTCTTCAATCTCCATCCTAACTTTATTCTCAATGGAGAGTGGCTAATCAAGCATTCACTCCAGTACTCGGCTACTGCCTACTCTCGATTCTATGTTTTCGACATTTATGACTTTGCTAATCAGCGATACATTGGAATTGAAAGTCATCGATCTTGGCAGGACCTGCTTAATCTAGAAATCGATGTTATTCCATTCGATGGTTGGATTAATAATCCGACTACTGAAAATTTGAAGGCATTTCTTGAATTGCCTTCTCGTTATGGTGCCTCTTTCCGTGAAGGAATCGTCATCAAGAACTATGATTTCTGCAACAAGTTCGGTCGTCAGCCTTATGCTAAGCTTCTCCATGAAACCTTCAAGGAGGTCAAGAGCGCTCCAAAGCCTCCTCCAGGTGAAGATGCTATTGAACGAGCTATTCAGGTTCAGTATGTAACCGCTGCCAGGGTTGAGAAGATCCGCAACAAGATTGCCGATACTCAGGTTGAGAGACCTGGAATGAAGGAAATTCCTAAGCTTATCAACATGGTTTGGTATGACATCATCACCGAGGAAATGAACGACATCCTCAAGCGTCTTAAGGATCCGACAATCAACTTCAAGCTTTTGAAGCGGTTGGTGTTTGATCGTGCGAAAGAGTACTATATTAAATCTCTCCAAGAAGGAGTGCAGCATGAGGGGTAAAACCAAGGCATCAACAAGGTATTCTGCATTCAGAAAGACAATGCTCGAAACGTTTAAGACAGAGGAGGGAATCAAATCAGAATTCATTGCATTTGTTCGAGGCAATGAAAACCTTGAATGGGCTTTTGTAATGTACTGCGACGAAGGTGAGAACCTTCTGTTCATGGAAGAAGGCCCCGCAACAGCACTCTATCAAATTCTTCGGCTGGTTGATAAGCCTGTTCTTTTGAGGCAGATCGAACCGATGTCAGAGTTTATTTGGGGAGAAAAAGGAAAGCAGGCTCTTTACACTGCGATTTGTGTGTTGTACAGCGTTAATTTAATTGATTATCAGCTTAGGGAGTGGGAGTCTTCACCCTCAAACATCTTACAACTCTTCGTAAAAGAAGACGTGTAACAGGAGGATTCATATGTCACAAACAGGTAAACAAGCGTACGAGGCGATCAAAATTATTGTTGATGGGCTGCAGGAAGACATCAACAAGTTTTATGACAAGGAAGTCAATGCAGCCGGTGGGCGCCTTCGGAAGGGCATGAAGCAGATTGCTGACATCCTCAGGGCAGAGAAGAAGAATGTCCTCGAGGTTAGAAACAGCCGTTTGAAGAAGTAATCTTGTGAGGGAGGTGGCGGAAGCTGCCTCCCTCTTTTCATTTCACCGGAGGCAACTAATGAAACAAGTAAATGTGATGGGCGTCAATTACGAAGTCATACAGCTCCAGCCCAAATCAGTAATTGCCGTCTTCAAAGAGTCCCCACATTATGAAGAAATAAAGAAACTGGTGGGCGACGAAGCTCAGCATTTTGCCGGGTTGTGCGATGCTCAGATGTGCAAGATTTACATAAACAGTGATTTACCGTATGAGAAGAAAAAGAAGACTTTGATCCATGAGATCGTTGAAGCTATGGATCAGGAGTGCATATTGGAATTAGCTCACATACAAATGCAAGCAATCGCAAACACACTTTTCATCTCGGGTATCCTGAATTTAGAGGAGTTACTCAAGAATGAGCCCGAAGATATTGAAATCAGTATCGCTAACGATTCAACTGGATGAGCTAAAAGGTAGCGTCAACTCAATGATGATCCCTGCAAGGGGAAACCGTAAGGCATTCATTTATTCAGGAAATTATAGAGCGGCTAAAAAGAAGGTTCAAGATTATCTGGAGAAGTGCTATCCAGATCTGAAGGGCTGTTTAGCAGATCATCCTCCCTACTATTACACAGTTGTTAGATATGTCGCCTGGGACAACTGGCTAACAAAATCAAGCAAATATCAGCAGCTTCGTAAAAAGGACGTTGCCAATTACACTAAGAATGCAGAAGATGTTATCTTTTCGTTTCTGGGCGTTGATGATTCCAGCATCATAGAATCAAACATCCAAAAGGGTATGAACGGGCCTGACCAGGCTGTGTCGTTGTGCTGCGATATTACTCTGTACGCTATGGACGCAGATGTGTTAAAGCGGGGTTGCTGCCACATCCGGGAGAATCTCAATAAATCCGTATGCTAATTCCTCTACACACTGTTTAGTAATGCCAATCTTTTCTATCACGTAGAGATACATTCCGAAGTTCAAGTTCGACTTCAGGTCAAATCCCACCACATCTCCCACCACATTTCCCTCATACTGCTCTAGTGCGGCTGCAGATAGCTTCTCTTTGATGGAGAATCTGTAGTTGTATTTAGACCTTCCCTCGGCAATTGCAAGACCCTCCTTGTCGAAGGTCTTCATGTCGAGTCTGTACTTGTCATTCTTGATTAGATAGAGTTTTTGTCCCATGAAATGAAGTGGGCTGAGAATCTCATTCTCATTTAATCAGCTCATGAGAGGCTGAACCCGCTATCTCCTTATTTTATTGCCGTGCCACAGTTTCCGCAGAATTCAAAGCTGGTCTTCCACTTTCTTCCGCATGTAGGGCACTGGATTCTTTCCCTCACATAGATTGGCCTTGGGCCGCCGTATAGTTTGATGACCATCGAGTAGAGTGTTCCTTCGAGATTTCCAATATAGCCCGAAGTGAAGTTTTGATTAGACTTACTTCCTTCTACTGTGATTCCCTGAGGTTGAGGAGCAGCACAGGCCGAGGCACATACCGGCTCTTGTGAAGTGCAGCAAGACGTGTAAACCGCATCATTTTTAAGTGTACTTGTACTAGAAGAATTAGAAGCTGATCCGATATTAGCATTAGTGATGGTATGACTGTTGTAGATCCAATTGGGCTCAGCAGTTCCTCTTCCGCCAATCCATACTGGCGGTGATGGCCAAGGATTGACGATTATGTTATAGTATGGTCTTTCAAACTGCCATTTGATTACAACTAAACCGTCTTCTGGGTGGTCGCCTCTAAAATCACTGATTTCAGTGGTCTTTTCAATAAACTTGAACTTGCGGCCAGCACCAAAACCAGCAGGTCGCTCTAGATCAATCGACTGACCTGCAGCTACGATAAGTCCGCCCTCTGACATGTTTTTACCATCAATATCAACATGAACCAGGGCACGTCTTTCTGAGAGGTTTTTGAGGAATAGAGAATATTCCGTCTTGAAGGGGAGGTACACTGTGGATTCGTTTTCCCGGACATCTTCACGGAGAAACTTTCCATTTGCTTTCACTGAACAGACGAGTTTATTACTATACATCATGGCACTACCTTTCCCGATGTCTGACTAGCACCGTAGAGTTTAAAGTCAGATGGAGTGATGCAGTTGTTTAGAAGTAAATTACTAAGATCTAGCCATTTCTTACCCAAATGCTATCACCTTGTAGATTTTCTCCAGTATTCATCAACGGCCAATATTTTCCATCGTAATATTTCTCTTCAAAACCGTACCACATCATATATCTTTTAATTTCATCATAGTGCTTTTGACCCTCCCACAGCGTAAGAGGAAAAATTTCAACTTCAAGATGAAGTGCTTTTAGCGATCTAATATCGTCTCTAAAGCTTTCGAGGACTTCTTGTGTGAAACCTTCAACGTCTATCTTGATTAAATCAATTTCAAATCTATTGATTAATTGAAGCAATGTTGATCCGGTAACGGCTAGAACTTTTACCCATGTAGGTGGAATGTTTCCCATTAATTGTGTATTTCTATGCAGGAGAGAGCTTGTGCCGACCTGTGCTTGTGTATACTTATCTTGCGGAATTGCATTAAAATCAACAACACCGGGCTTATTTGAAATTGCGAATTGATAGACGTGGAAATCAGGATATTTAATAACAATATCCTTAAACGTTTGTGGGTGAGGCTCTACAACATAAACATTATTCGGCTCTAATTGGCTGTGTACTCTCAATTCTTCGGCGTCATTACCATCTCGTGAACCAATTTCCAATATTGAAGTTGGCTGAGAGTGAAATTTTTCGATATATGTATTATAGAATCTTTTCATAGTAAATTCGTGAATTCGAAGAGATCTTTGTGCTTATCTTTTATTTTTGATAATGCAGTTTGTCCCTTACTCGACATGTTGTTATTGCCTTTTGCACGGACAGTGCATGTACACGATTTTATACCTGTTTGATAGATTTTATATCCCGCTTTGACCGCTCTAATCCAATAGTCATAATCTTCCAACCCATCAAGATTCGAATCAAAGAAGCCTAATCCATTTTTGTGTAAAACGGTCGGCGTATAGATAAAATTTCCATTCCTAAGTCGTTCCCAGCTGAAATCATCATACAGCGGAAAATTTGGATACATTTGATCACCCTCGTCGTTTACTAGATGAGGATTGCAATAGACCATGTCATAGTTGAAAGACAACCATGACACCTTTTCCAACAAATGATATGGTTCCCAATAATCGTCTGAATCGCAATATGCAATTGTTGAATCTGATTCGATAAGTGATAATGCAAGATTTCTTGCACGACTTGGGCCGCCATTTGATTGACGTAGAATTTCAATTTGAGGGTGATCTTCATACATCAATAGAATTGCTTTTGTCGTCAATTCAGTTGATCCGTCATCAACAACCCATAACTTCCATTTTTTATGTGTCTGATTTATTACAGATTTTATAGCTCTCTGTAGCGGCGCACCCGTATCGTATACGGGCATGATAATATCTACCATCATTTAATGTTGCCTTCCCATGGTTTAGGTGCATTTGGATCAACTGTGATGTCAAATAATCCTGACGCGAATGCTAAATGATAGTTCTTAATAAGTTTTTTGATATAATCAGCAGGAACGTTTTTATCCTTATAGTTGCCTGAATTATAAGCATCTCCTGCTAAGCCAAGGAAATTAGGGATTCCTAAATGTCGCTCTTTAAAAATTCTCATGTTGAAAAACTTTATGACAGCAGGCATGGCATATTCATCGTTTCCTGCTTGAAGAGGCGTTGGCGTAAATCCCATTTCATAAAAACAGACAAACATTAGTTGGAAACTACTATATGAACATGCAGCTGCTTCACCATATTGATTGCATAAGTTGAGTTGTGTCCCTTTGCAATACTTTCCTCCTGGACCGTAAGCCTGTTCGAATTTTGGTTTATTATTGCTTCCGCCCGAGCTTTCATTCAAACTGAAGGCGCCGAGAAAAACCTGCGGGTCGACTGGTTCTAATGTGTCGTCGACAAGAAAAACCTGAGGGAACATTAGCGCACTAGACCATTTCTTTATCTGAGTGACTAATTGGGGCTGTATTAATGGCATAATTACCTCTTTGTAAGTTCTACCTGTATAAATTCACAGACGTTGAAATAATGTTTAATGCCAAACCAGATTTCATTTTCGGGTTTTCCGGCCCATCCGCCGGAAAGCATGAATGTGTACGTATATGTAAAATCTGTCGTGATGGGGTAATGACTCAATTTCCAGTCGTCACGCTTCTGCTTATCAAAATAATAAAATGTCATTTCTGATATAGCTCTAGTATGAGTTGGATCCTGCCATGCGCCTGTTGAAGTATGATACGGGCATAGGACGTGAAACTTTCCACCGACCTTCATAATTCTATAACATTCATTCATGAATCTCATTAAGTCTTTTGTATGCTCAAGTACGTTGGATGCATTTAATTCATCGACGCTGTTATCGTCAAATGGCCAAGGATAAACCTCCCAATCGTGTACTATTTCTGCTCCAACATTTGGAGAAATATCCATGCCAATAAATCCAGGTCTTTTCTTTTCGCCACACCCTATGTCTAGCTTCATGTTATTCTCCAAATATTTCATCGCCTACTGACTTGGGTTTGCAATTTCCTCCAAAGCTTACTTCCGATAAATCGTCAAATTCAACTTCGTCGCTCTCCTCAATACGCATGTGTCTATAATTAATTTTACAAGGAATTTCCATTCTTGCCGCGCCTGACCTATTTTTCCCGACGTAGAGACGAAGTTTATTTGCTGCAAACTCTTCCTTCGTTTGTCTAGCTACTAACACGAGATCTGCAATCATAGCCTTCTCCCAAGATTCGGAGAGGTTTGATATATCTGATTCAGCCCTGTCATAGCCTGCTCTGTTGATTTGAGATGCTGTCCAAACTGGGCAAGAAAATTCAGATGCCAAAGCCTTCAGTTGTCTGTAAATGAGTCCAAGGTCTGACCGACGTTCAGTATTCTTTACGGATGACTTCATAAGGTCAGCATAATCAACGATGATAACGTCCGGTTTCATGCCGCTGGACATGATCTTCCGTTTAATATAAAGGGAGAGCATCTCCTTCGTTAAAATTTCTGGCGGAAACTCTTTCAATAAAAGACGGCTAGTAGGATGATCTTCCATGAATTTCTTGATATAGCTGTTGATAACATCGGCCGGACTATTGATGATGTCCAACATTGGCTTTCCTGAAATCAAGCAATCGTATCTAGTCATAACCTCACTAGATGTCATTTCTAATGTAAAATGAAATACTGTTTTACCTTGAATTAGAGCATGCGTGCCAATATTTATAAGGAATAATGATTTGCCAAATCCAGGCGGGGCTGCAATGAAATAGAGCTTGTTGGGATAAGCACCTCCAACTAAAATATCGTTCAACCGATCAGAGAAGGTGGTGATAATCTTATTCTGATTTATGAGAGTTCTGTCTCGTTCCCTCTTTTCAATGTCATCAAGCTCCATTTCACCAAAGTCTGCTTCAAAGGTGAG